TCAGATGCAGTGATTTCTGTACCAACATACCTCTTTTTTAATACAAAATCCTTTACTGATTCTGAGCCCAGCTGCCTGCCAGCTAGTATAATTAGCCATCTTGGCTCAAATTTAGATATCGTGCAGGTCTCGCACATCAATAAGTTAATTGGAACGAGCACCGATTTCTTAAGGCTTAGCTTATTTTTTGTCTTATTACATGAATAGCATAATACTTTATCCATTTGTTTCCTCCTCTACGTGTGTAAAAACTATTTCGTCCATAATTGAAAATTCTGAATTGTCTATCATTTCTTCATATTCAACTTCATCTTTGATATACTTTACCATAGATGCATATGCTCCAAGCTTTTCTGTTGACCCATAAGCTCCTAAATCGTGAATAAAAACTATTAGGATTCTATCGTAATACTCTTTCACTAGGTACCCCTTCCAGTTCGCATCTTACTCCATATGACTCTATCAATTTTTTTACTTTTGATACGTACTCTATGACCATTTCTTTTTTAGTACCCTCAAATTGTATAAAATTATCTTCATACAATCTTAATGCTAAAAATTCTGGATACTTTACTACATCCATTTGTAAGTTGTTTACTGGTTTAGATATTCCTCTTAAAGCTTTTGCCATCTCTTGTGTATAAAAAACTGGCTTGTTTGGCTCGCCATTCCATTGATTAATTCCATACTTAAAATGATCTTTAGATTTATCAATATACATTTTTTGACTTCAATCTTTTCCAAACATCTTTAGTTTTGTGTATATTCCTAGGTTTATCTATTGATCCAGAGTTTAAATAAACTCCTCCCCATACGCCGTGCTCATTATTTTTTACACCAGCCTCGTAACACATCTGTATCACTGGGCAAGCCAAGCATGCCTCGTCTATATTTTGTGCTATTTTATTATCAATTTCATATTTTTCGTAAAATAAATTTGTATTCATTCCACGGCAAACAGCAAGATGCCACCATTCAAAATCATCTTTATCAACGCCTAAACTATTTAAGATACTTGACATATTTCTTTGGCAACCTCCAAGATCCATTTTCGTTTAGAATAAACTTTTTAAATGTACCCCAACTTTCTTTGTGGTACATTCCATCATTGTTAAAATACCCAGACGCATCTTTTTTCCACACAATTAAATCATAATTGTTCCAAAATGAATCTTGCATAGAGTTATTGTATCTTTTAATAAAGACGTCTACCCCAAGAGTATTTAAATGCAACATTACTTTCTGCTTGCCATTTTTACTTGATTCATGATATTTTTTCTAAACTCTGGGTCAATATCTTCTAAGTCAGAGTGTTCTAGGTGACAAAATATCATGTCACAAACATCGTCTTCTTTAAAATCTACTGGCTTCCTTGAATGAACTTGGTGAGTACCAGAAAATGTTAAGGCTTGATTGTCTTTTAGAGAATACTCTTTGCCATTGACTATGATTGGCCAGTCTAAAGTTGATCTCATTTGCACATCAAAAGTTAGCATTGGCTTAATAAATACTGAGTCTATGTGGAAATCTAAATTTGGCATTATGTGCGAGCTCGTGTCATATCTTGCAAACTGAATACCTAGTATATTAATTCTTTTTCCGTACTCTTTTTCGACAGCATCCTCTATGGCGTTGTAGATGTCTTCAGCTCCATTAAACCTGGAGTCGAAGTCTTTAATATAAAATACAGTTTGCCCCCATGGATTTTGATTCTTAATCTTATCCTTTGGGCAGTTTTCTACAGCTTTGTATATCCTGTCTATCTGTTCTTGTGTAAATATATTATCAATAATTTTATTCTCTATGTCTGGATTCATTAGTATTGCCTCAAGTGTGAGGAGTCCTCCCCTTCGTTAACCCATAAATTTTTAGAAGCTTCAGGGTTGTATTCTAAATTTGGAATCTCTATTCCAACATCAAAAGTATACCAAGTTGGCAATGTAAATCTTAAACCTGATTCTACATTTTTAACATAGTGTAAGTAAGAGTTATTTGCTGGGAACAGGACCATGTCTCCAGCTTTTGGCTTTATCTCTAAATCATAATCTGGCCACCCAATTTCTCCACCTACATAATCATCGTTTGGATAAATTAAAGCAGTAATGTTTAACTTATAATAATTTGATTTTATAAGTGGTGATCCATCTGGATACTGGCAATCTGAGTGTAGTCCGCTTGACATCTCTGGTTTCCATTTAACAATATGAAATGGGTTCCATGGCAATTCTTTTACCTTTATATCATACTTTTTGCAAAAATTTTCATTTATTAAAGAGTATACTCTGTGCCCGTAATTTGCAATAATTTTAAACAGTTCAGGATTTTCTTGACCTATCTTGTTTATTCTAATTGTTTTACCACCAGAAAACTCTGTATCGTATCTATATTTTTCTATATACTTCATTACAATATCAATTTCATCTTCTGTCATAAAATTGTTTACATGTATAATATTGTCTTTTGACTTTCCTATTTTGTCAAAATAGTTCTGGTAAAGGCTCCAAATTTCATTATGCATTTTTCTCTATCTCCTTTTTAAAAGAATTAAAAATGTTTTCTTGATCCATGTTCCCAAGCATGTAAAAGAAATTATTAAAGTTTTGTTTTTTCAAAAAATTGTTTGTCTTTGGATCCCACGAGGTCCAATATAAATCTATACCCGAAACCTTACAGTATTGCTCTAACATAAAAATTGACTGCACATATTTTAAAGCCAGAAGCTTTGGAGAAACATCATGAGGATATGCCATTAGGTTATGCTCTACTCCACCATCTTCTTTTCTGTACATCTTAGGCTTAAATCCTTTAGCCTCTGGCCACCATCCATAGGCTCTAATCATTTCTGGCATCAGCACGAATAGCTTGGATGGCTTTCCATATGAGTTAATATACTTTAAAATATTGTATGCTATTCTATTTGAGTCGGCGCCTGGGTACGATAGATTTACAAATTTAGATTTATCTTTATAGAACTCATTATGTATTCTGTAAGCCCATCCATTTTCATACTTGACATCTATCGGTATTGTAACCTCGCAACCAGCAAAAACAATATTGTTTTCTGGGTCTGAGACTGGGGATAAGTCATCGCATCTTAATCCAACATTATTTAATTTATAATTAATGTCTTCTGTTTCTTCCCATGGATTCTGATAATCAAATAGCTTTTCAACTTTATTTGAAAACCAAGGATAGAAAGACGGACTAATGTCTTCTATTTCGTTAAAATATTGTGGTTCCAATTTTACCTAATCTGTTAGTGTTAAGCCTTAATGTACAATTATACAGTAAGTGAAAATGCATTGTCAACTGATTTTGTTACTTATTTTTAGGTATTAGTTTTTGAGGGCCTTCTGTGCCAAATAAAGATTTTTTTACTGGAACGCAATTAGGGACTCTTCGGCCATTTTTGTCTTTCATGCCTACCTGCTTATATCCAGACCAGCAAGCTTTTTCCATATTATCCCAGTTGTCTTCTTCTTCATTATCTGACTCATAAGATTTTGAAATTTCTTCATCTGATAAATTATTTAAATTATCCATTTTTACCCTTTAATTTCTTGTCCACATGATGAACATGCTTTTGATTTTTTTGTTTTAGAAGGAGATGCTACTTTTGTATTTGAAGCTGCACCAAACTTAGGTCTTCCAAAACCTACTATAGAAATTAGGACTCCTGCTTTATTCTTTTTGTAAGCACGAAGCTGTTTGCAAACCTCTCCGCCATTTCTTTGGCTTCCAGACTTTTTTGAAGACGTATTTCCTTCAATGCACCAAACGGTTCCATCTTCGTTATCCTTAACAACAATACCTACGTGAGACACCCTATCAACACCGTCTGAAGGAAAATCGAAATAAGCAATATCTCCTGGTTCTGGATCTGCAATATCTCCGTCAATCCATGCGCCAGATTTTTTAAATGCTGTTACTCCTGCTGGAGTGTAAACAGTATTAGGAATTTTTACGCCAGATTCATTTCCGCACCAATTTACAAAACTTCCGCACCATGGTTGGAAATTAGCTTTAGTGTAAACTCCATACTTTGTTTCATTATCTTTTGGGCCTTCAATGGTACCAATCTCTGCTGTAGCAACTTCAATTAAACGTGCTGCTGTGCCCTGATCCGCCATTATTCTTTGTCCCAATTTGTATCAACTGGCTGCTCTGCTGGCATAGCTCCGTCTGGCTTTGCAGCTAAACGTGCTGCAGTTGCGTCAATTTCTGATTCTAATTTTTTATCCGCCTGTGTGTTCTTAGCATCCATTTCCTTATTAGCAAGTTGTGCTGACATTATATCTTTAGCACCTGAATTTCCAATAAGAATTCCTGCAAGAGTTCCTGTAATAAATGTTGCAATACTTCCCAAAACATTAAAAAACATTTTGTCATTTTCTGACTGTGCTCCTATTGGTTGGGTTACAAATAGTAATCCGTAAATAATTCCAACTGCTGTTAATAATAAAATGCTTCCAAGAGTTATTCCTAGAATAAATTTTAAACGAGCATCTAAGTCTGCAGCCGTCAATCTTTCTTTAGCCATTTGTTATTTCCTGTTCTGGTGTAGTAGGTGTAATTTTTATTACATCTTTTGTGCAAGTCTGTGATGCCTCACAGATTGGTGGATTACATTCTGCAAGCTTCCAATTATTTGGATCTTGGCATGGATACCTATAGAATCCACTATATCCACATGAACTCAATGATAGCATTAATAGCCCAGATATGGCAATAGCAATTGATTTCCTCATATCCCTATTATACCCTACTCTAAATCTTTATTTCTAATTGGATAAGTAATAGCCCAAGCCACTAGGGTGCCAATAATTGCATAGCCAACAACGGTTTTTGCAGATCCGTCAAGAACTACCCAAGCAATAAACATTCCTAATAGGGTCCAAAGCTGGTCTATCATATCTTTAAATATTCTCTTTATCATGGTTTTCTTCTCCTTATTCTTGGATCTCCACCTACTGGTCCGCCGCCACTTGGTCCTTTAGGAGTCGATCCTCCAGTTGTTGCTCTAGATGCAGATGATGCGGCATTTGCAGCGGCACTTCCTGCAACGCTAACTGCGTTTATTGCAGCGTTAGTTGCAATAATTGCAGACACTACCATTTCTTCTGCCTCTTTACGCTCTTCATTACTCATATCAGCACCAATATTTAATACAGCAGTTAATGCCTGTCCTGGATCATTAAATATTGCTGAGACAAATTCTGATGGAGACTCCAGCACTTGTAAAGCTGCTGCTATCTCTGCTACTATTATAACGGAATTTCCATTCTCATCCTGCCTTACTTCAACGGGAGTAGCGTCTGGCAAATCATTGTAGGTAAGTCCAGCATCTGCTATGGCCTCTGCGGTAATTGCTTCCCCATCCGCTGCTTCAATAATTGCCTCTACAACTAATGCCACTTCTTCGCTAGTAAATTCTCCATCAGCAGATAGAGCTTCAGAAAGTGCACTAACTTCATCAGATGTAATTTCTCCATCTTCTCTTAATGCATCTAAAATAATTTCTGAATCAGAGTTAGATAACTCTCCACTAGCAACTAACTCATTAATAATATTTTCAATTTCTTCTACAGTTAATGGTGGCTCCTCTGCAGGTGGCTCTATCATTGGTGGCTCCTCTGCAGGTGGCTCTATCATTGGTGGCTCCTCTGCAGGTGGCTCTATCATTGGTGGCTCCTCTGCAGGTGGCTCTATCATTGGTGGCTCCTCTGCAGGTGGCTCAACTGGAGTTGGAGCAATATAAACTGGAGTATCTGCTGCTATCTCTGCTAATTTTGTGGCTAATAATGTAGCTGCTGTTGATAATGCGGTCAAAGTATTTTGTGAAACAGTTGCTATTGGTGCAATTACTGTATTTGTATTTATTGTATTTGCTGCTACAACTGCTGTAATTGCTGAGTTTAATGTAGTAATTTGTGCATTAGCTGTATCAATTGCT